AGAACAGGATGAACATCTTGTTTTATACGAAGAAGTTACAAATCGTAAACAAGATAAAATAAATAAAAAACATGGTAAGGGGTCAGAATAATGGCTGGAATAAGTTATTCAGGATTAGTTACTCAAATTAGAAACTACACAGAAGTAGATTCAAATGTTTTATCATCAGATCAATTAGAAAATATTATTTTAAATGCACAATATAGAATAATGAGAGATATTCCAATTGATGCAGATAGACAACAACAGTTAGGTAATTTGGTAGCTGGTCAAGAAAGTATTAATGTTCCAGGAGGAGCTTTGTTTATAAGAGGTATACAAGTATATGATACTGCAGGATCTGAAACCACAGGAGCTAACAGATGGTTAGAAAAAAAAGATTATACATACTTACAAGAATATCAAGATGTAACAGGAACCTCTGCAGCTCAAGGACAACCTAAATACTATGCTATGTATGGTGGGGCAACAGGAGATGGAGATACTAACTCTGGAAGAATACTTTTATCGCCAGTTCCAAACACAACATATAGATTTAGAGTGCATTTTAACAAAATGCCAAGCACTTTGGCCTCAGATAATACTACCAATTATATTAGTTTAAACTTTCCAAATGGTTTGTTATACTGTTGTTTGTCAGAAACTTATGGGTTCTTAAAAGGCCCTATAGATATGTTGACACTTTATGAAAATAAGTATAAACAAGAGGTACAGAAGTTTGCTAACGAGCAAGTTGGTAGAAGACGAAGAGACGACTACACAGACGGCACAGTTAGAATACCAATAAACTCAGCAAACCCTTAGGAGATTAAATTATGGCAATTACATCGGCAATAGCTTCAAGTTTTAAACAAGAACTTTTACAAGGTAAACACAATTTCTCATCATCTGGTGGAGACACTTTTAAAATAGCTTTATTTACAAGCTCTGCATCATTAGGTGCTTCAACAACGGACTACTCTACTTCAAACGAAATTACAAACACATCTGGAACTGCTTACACAGCAGGCGGTGCTACACTTACAAATTCTGGAGTATCACTAGATTCTACAACTGCTTTTGTAGATTTTGCTGATGTCTCTTACACTTCGGCAACTTTCACAGCAAATGGTGCAATGATTTATAATACAACAACAGCAACTGGAACAGGTACGACTGACGCTGTTGCTATCATAGCATTCGGAGCAGATAAAACTGTAACTAGCGGAACTTTCACAATACAGTTTCCAACAGCAAACGCTACAGACGCAATCATAAGATTAGCATAAGGAGGAACTCCTTATGGCATCAACCTGGGGTAATAACACTTGGGGAGCCAACTCTTGGCAATCTGATACAGTTACAATTTCTTTAAGTTCACTCGCTTCTGTAACAGCATTAGGAACATCACAATCTTTTAATGTTGAAGGATGGGGTAGACAAGCTTGGAACAATTCGGGTTGGGGAGTTGAATATGCTGTTGAACCATCTGGTCAATCAATAACTTCAGCTGTAGGTAGTGTTGTAGCAGTAAATATACAGACAGTAGAATTAACTGGTTTATCTACAAATGTAGATGCTACTTTTCCAACAGTAGCTAATACAACTTTTGCGTCTTTAACTGGACAAGCAATTACATCTTCTTTAGGAACTATTAACGCTGCAAATATAGAGGGATGGGGTAGACAAGAATGGAGTAACTCTGCATGGGGTGTGGAGTATTCTGTTGAACCATCAGGTCAATCAATAACCTCTTCTTTAGGAACCGTTAATGCTAGAGAGGTTGAAACTGTAGAAATAACAGGATTGTCAGTTACATCCTCATTGGGAGAAATATCTCCTGCAGATGCAATAGGAATTTCTTCGGTTGGTTCTATAACTTCTTCTATTGGTGATCTATCTAATTCTGGAACTTTAGTTGGTTGGGGTAGAAATGGTTGGGGAGAAGAACCTTGGGATGCTTCTTTCAATGCTCTTATTCAATTAACTTCACTTTCTACAACATTAAGTGTTGGTTCAATTACTCCAGCAGATGTAGTTGGAATGACTGGAGTTTCATCTACTTTCAGTATTGGATCAATAACTCCTGCAGATGTCATGGGAGTAACAGGACAAGAATCTACTTTTAGTGTTGGATCAATAACTCCTGCAGATGTTGTGGGAGTTTCTGGTCAAAGTATAACTTCATCTTTAGGTTCTATTAGTCCTGATGCTCAAGTAATGGGATTAGAAGGAAGATCCGTAACATCAACTTTAGGAAGTATTTCAATCACTACAAATCCTATTATTGTTCCAACAGGATTGTCAACGTCTCTATCTGTTGGATCCATTAGTCCAGCAGACGTTGTAGGAATAAGTGGTGTATCTACAACTTCATCAGTGGGATCTATATCTCCTGCTAATATCATGGGTCTAACAGGCTTAACATTAACCTCTATTTTAGGAAGAGTAACCACAATTCCTATTTACGGAAATCTTGACACCGGTTCAAATACGTCTTATAGTGCGCCTTCAACAGGATCGAATAGTACGATTTCTGATGTTGCAACTGGATCAAATACAAGTTATACTAATGCTGCATAAGGAGATTAATTAATGGCTTCAACATTTACACCTCTAGGAATAGAGAAACAAGCAACTGGTGAAAACGCTGGTACGTGGGGAACTAAAACCAATACTAATTTAGAAATTATAGAACAAATATCTGCTGGATTTACAACCCAAGCTGTATCAGATTCTGGAGACACAACTTTATCCGTATCTGATGGTTCAACTGGTGCAACTCTTGCACACAGAGTAATTGAATTTACGGGATCTCTTACTGCATCAAGAAATGTAACTATTCCTCTTGATGTTCAACAAATGTATGTTTTAAAAAATTCAACTTCAGGATCTCAAAATGTAGTATTTAAATATGCTTCTGGATCAGGTGATAGCATTACACTTCCAAGTGGAGCTGTAAAAGTAGTTTATGCAACAGCAAACGACGGAACAAATCCTGACATTGACGACACAGGACTTATAACCACATCATCTACAGATACTTTAACAAACAAAACTTTAACTTCACCTAAAATTGGAACTTCAATTTTAGATACAAATGGAAATGAACTTGCACTTTTAACTGCTACAAGTTCAGCCGTAAATGAATTTACGATTGCAAACGCAGCAACTGGTAATGGACCTACGTTGTCTTCTACAGGTGGTGACACTAACATTGATATTAACGTTACACCAAAAGGAACTGGAGATGTGGTTCTCGCTGGTGATACAGTAAAAGTTGGAGACTCTGGCGCAGCTGCAGTGCTAACTTCAAATGGAGCAGGTACACTTACAGTTACAACAGGTGGTGCAGCTGATTTAGTTTTAAACACAAACAGCGGAACAGATTCATCTGTAATAACAATTACAGACGCAGCTAACGGAAACATCGCTTTAACTCCAAATGGAACAGGAGAAGTGGTTGTTGGATCTGGAACTGCAAATGCAACTGTAACTTCAAGCGGAGCACATGATTTAATATTAGATACAAACTCAGGAACTAATTCTGGAACTATCACAATTACAGATGGAGCAAATGGTAATATTAACATAGCACCAAATGGAACTGGAGTTGTTCAAGCTGGTGGAACTGCAGTAAAAGTTGCAGGAAAAGAAACTATATGGGTTCCAGCAAACGCTATGTATCCTAACACAACAAACGGTTGTGCTGCAATAGCACAAACAGAATTAGGAAATGGCCCTGAACTTAAAACTTTAGATTTTGATAAAGACTCGGATGAGTTTGCACAATTTGCTGTTGCCTTTCCTAAATCATGGAATGAAGGCACAGTAACTTTTCAAGCATTTTTTACAGCAAACTCGACAAACACTGGAACTACAGCATGGATGTTAGCCGGTGTTGCTTTAGCAGACAATGGAGATTTAAATACCGCTTTTGGCACAGCTGTTGGACCAACAGCAAAAGCTATGAGTGGTACAGCAAATGACTTAGCGGTTACAGCAGAAAGTGGAGCGATTACAATAGCAGGCTCACCTAGTACAGATGAATATGTATTTTTTGAAATACATAGAGACGTTTCAGCAGATGATTTAACTGCTGATGCAAAACTATTAGGAGTTAAATTATTCTTCACTACTGATGCAGCCAACGACTCGTAGGAGGTATAATATATGTCTTTTGGATTTCAAACTTTAGGTTTTATGTCTGGAGGTGTGCCTCCTTTAGAATATATAAATGCAAGTGGTGGAACTGTAACAACAGACGGAGATTACAAAGTTCACACTTTTACAAGCCCAGGTACTTTTGCAGTAACATCAATTGGAGAAACTGCAGTCCCATCAACTTTTAGAGATAAAATAAGTTATACTGTTATTGCTGGCGGAGGTGGCTCTGGAGGGCGACACGGAGCTGGCGCAGGAGGTGGAGGCGCAGGCGGATTTAGAGCTAATAACAATGATGCTGGAGGAGATTTTTCTCCTGAATCACCATTAGCAGCACCTGTTTCTACTTTTACAGTTTCAGCAAGTCCAGGATCTTACCCAATATCAGTCGGCAGTGGAGGGGCTAGAGTTGATGGATATAACGATGGAAACCCTGGAGGAGCTTCATCAGGATTTAGTATTACCTCAGCTGGTGGCGGAGGAGGAGGTTATAACAATGGCCCTGTCGGAACTAATGGAAAATCTGGAGGATCTGGCGGAGGAGGTGGAAGAGGCGGAAGTGCTGGCTCACCTGGAACTGGAAACTCTCCTTCAACAAGTCCACCACAAGGACAAAACGGAGGCGGTAGTGGAGGTTCACCTGGAACATTAGCTGGATCTGGCGGAGGCGCTGGAGGAGCTGGACAATCTGCTTGGCCTGCACAACCAGGACCTGGAACACCACACGGTATTTCAGGATCCGATGTAACTTATTGCAGAGGTGGAAACCCTGGACAACCAACAGGAAATTTAGGTCATGGCGGAGGATGGGCTAGTTCTGAACTTGGAGATCCTGGAAATGATGGAGTTGTTATAGTAAGATATAGAGTGAGTGGAACACCGTAATGGCTAGATTTGCAAAAATTAGTTCTGATAATATTGTTCTTGATACTCTAACTTTAGAAGAATCATACATGAGAGATGAAAATGGAGATCCTCAAGAATCCATAGGTCAAGCTTATTTAGAAACAAATAACAACTGGCCAGCAGCACAATGGATACAAGACACAGAAGCTAGAAAAAATGGACCAGGTATTGGTATGGAATGGGATCCTTCAAATCAAATTTTTTGGAATCCACAACCTTTTAATTCTTGGACAAAAAATAATTCAACTGGAAAATGGGAACCGCCTGTTCCTGAGCCTGATGACATATCAGAAGAAGAAGCACAAGATGGTATTATTCATTGGTGGGATGAAGAAAATCAAACTTGGCAAAAGTGCAACGCAAACACTTAATTGACAAATAAAAATTAGTCCTATATTATACCATTCATACTTATGAATAAGAAAGTCTTAAGCGAAACACCGTTGTATTATGGTTCAGTGGATATGCCTAAAGGGTTTGAAATTGATGGAAAAAAACTTTGTCAAGATATTTTAGATGCTGGTTCTAAAGGTTATCAAAAAACTGAAGAAGGTTTAATTTATTATAAAAACAAAGATTGTACACTTCACACTTCTGTTCAATTTGATATGTTAAATAGATACATAATAGAACATGTAAGAAAAGACTACAAACTTGTACTTCAAGAAAAATATTTTTATGGAAATGCTTTTCTGCCTCAACAACACTCTTATTTAAGAGATCAAATAAATCCAATGGATTTGTTAAACTCTCCAGATTATACTTTATTATATGCTGTAGATGTCGGTTTAAATTCTTGTAAAGTAATTGTAGATTATGATGATAATAAAGTTAAAGGGCAAAGCTGTCGTTTTCAATTAGATAATAACAGTTTTGTTTTGTTTCCATCAAACTTAAAATATGCAATCGACACAAATCATTCTCACAAAACAAATTTTATTATAACTTGTGCTTATACTTTAATAAGATGATCTTAGAAAATTATTACTGGCTTTTTCCTAAAGCAGTTCCAGAAAGAATATGTAATGAAATAATTTTGTTTGGAAAGTCTTGTCAAGAAGAGCAAGCTCTTGTTGGAAAATATAAAAGAGATATGAAATTAAATAAAAAAGATATTAGAGATTTAAAAAAGAAAAGAGACTCACAAGTTGTTTGGCTAAAAGAAAGATGGGTGTGGAATCTAGTAGAGCCGTTTGTTCATGAAGCAAATAGACTAGCTGGTTGGAATTTTCAATGGGATTACTCTGAACCGTCTCAATTTACAAAATATAATAAAAATCAATATTACGGATGGCATGCTGATTCTTGGCCTAAAGCTTACAACAATGTTGGAAGTGGAGACTATGGTAAGATAAGAAAAATTACTTCTATGTTAATGTTGTCAGATAAATCAGAATATGAAGGTGGAGACTTTGAAGTAGACACAAGACAAGAAGATCCTGACATAAAGAAAAGCACCACAGTTAAAAAAGTTGATTATGCAGAGAAAGGAACCTTAATTTGTTTCCCTGCTTTTTTATGGCATAGAGTTAAACCTGTGACAAAAGGAACTAGATATTCAATGCCAACTTGGCATTTGGGAGAACCTTTTAAATAACATGAGTTTTACATATAAAGAGATAAAAAATTTATTACCAAAAAAACAATACTTGATGATTAAAGATTGTTTGGAAGATAGTTCTTCTTTTCCATGGTTTTTAAATAAATCAGGAGCAACTGTTGAAAAACATGTTGAAAAACAACAAAGTAAAAAATTTAAAAACATAGAGGAGCATCCTTTATTGTTTAACATGATGTATTTTCATCAAGATGAGCAAGGGTCATTAATGGATCAAACACAATTTCACGAACCACATTTAAGATTAATTTGGACAATATGTAAACAATTTGTATTAAAAGAAAAAATAAAAAAAATACATATTTTAAGAGCTAGAGCTAATTTAATGCTGCAAGTAAAAAACTTTAAAAAAAATGAACACAATACACCACACATTGATTTTGAGTTTCCTCATTACATATTAATTTATTACATTGATAATACAGATGGAGACACCTTTTTATTTAAAAAAAATAATTCTATTATGGCAAGGATAAAACCTGAACCAAATAAATTATTGTTTTTTGATGGTTTAATATATCATGCATCTAGTAATCCAGTTAAAAATAAATCTAGAAAAGTTATTAATATTAGTTTTACGAAAGGAGATAATTTAATATGAGTTTTAAAAAAGATCAGTACATAGTAATTAAAAAAGCTTTACCAAAAATATTGATAGATTTTTTGTATCATTATTTTCTAAATAAAAGAAGAGCAGCACATATAATGTTAAACACTAAATTTTTATCTCCTTATGATGTTACATGGGGTTATTGGAACGATCCTCAATCTCCAAATACTTACTCTCATTATGGAGATGTTGCTTTTGATACTGTGTTGGAAGGTGTTAAAGATAAGATAGAAAAAGCTGTTGGTTATAGTTTAATACCCACATACTCTTACGCTAGAATATATAAACAAGGAGACATATTAAAAAGACATACCGATAGATACTCTTGTGAAATATCTGTTACTTTGCATATAGGTGGAGATAAAAAGTGGCCAATATTTTATGATCCAGAGGGTAAAAAAAATCAAAAAGGAAAAGCTATAAATTTAAATCCTGGTGATTTACTTATATACTATGGTCACAATGAACATTGGAGAGAACCTTATGAAGGAGAAGACTATTGTCAAGTTTTTTTACATTACAATGATTCTAGAAAAAAAGAAAACATGCAAAACAAATATGATGGAAGAGGATTTCCTGGTCTACCCAACTGGTTTCAAAAACAACATTTATGGAAAAAATAACTGTTAATGAAGATAATATTTTTTTTAAAAAAAATTTTTTAAAAAAACAAGAGTGTGATCAATATATTAAAATTGCTAAACATCCTTCTAAAGATATATGTAAAAAATGGTCTATTAATTCTGTTGCTACAGTATATTGGGAAGAACGTTTAGTAGATATTAGCGATGATCCTTTATCTTTTAAAATAAAAAAACTTTTAGAAAAACAATTAAAAATAAAAATTAAATTGACTAGGGCACAAATTCAAACCTGGATGCCAGGAACACATTCTTACTTACATGATCATGAGGGCGATCCCTCTTTGTGGAATACCGTTATATATCTCAACAGTGATTTTAAGGGTGGTGATTTTTATACTAGCAATGGTATAAGTATAAAACCAGAAGTTGGTTTATTAATATTATTTAATGGAAAAAAAATAATGCATGGTGTTCGTAAAGTTAAAGATAAAAATAGATACACTCTTATTTTTTGGTGGAAGAAATGCGAATACTAGCCTTATCTCCAAGTCATGATAGTAGTGTGGCTGTTTATTCAAACGGTCAAATTGAATTCTTTGGCAAAGAAGAAAGATTTACTGGATACAAAAGAGATGGTTATCCATTTACAACTTTAGAAAAAGCATATGATTTATTTAAAGGTAAAATAGATCATGCAACATATAGTTGGCTTCCAGATGATTGTCACAGGTTTGAAATTTTTCATGCATACCTATACAAAAGATTTAAACTAACAATGGCTTATCCTCCTCAATCTTGTCATCATTTAAATCATGCTGCGTTAGCTTTTTACAATAGTGGTTTTGAAGAAGCGTTAACATTTGTAATTGACCGTAATGGATCTTGGAATGAAAACAAAGAGAGAGAATCAGAAACTGTTTTTAAATGTTCTTATCCGCATACCTTTCAAACATTGTACAAAAGTTATTGGAGTCATCAATATCCTACGTTTGGAATAGTTAGAGTTTATGAAGCAGCTACTACTTTAATGGGTCAAGGTGCTTTAGAAAATGGAAAAGCCATGGGACTAGCATCTTATGGTAAGAATAAAAAATATGATAAACTTTTTGTAGGACACAAAGCTTTACACGATAAGTTTGAAGAAACCAATAATGAATGGGGCTCTGCTATATTTAAGGGACAAAAAGATAAAATAGAAAAAGATATTACTTTATCAAATTACCAGTTTTATGCAGATGCTGCAAAACATGTTCAAATAGAAACTCAAAAGGCAGCTCTTTCTTTAATAAAAAAATATGTAAAAAAAACAGGGATAAAAAATATATGTTTAGTTGGTGGCTATGCTTTAAATGTTGTAGCCAATAGTTTCTTTATAAAAAATTTACCTGACTGTAACTTTTATATAGAACCTGTTTCTGATGATACTGGAACTAGCTTAGGTGCGGCCATGCTTTTATATAGACATGAAACTAAAGATAAAAATATATACAATGTGCCAAATAATTTTTATCATTATTATAAAAAGTCTAAAGAACAGTACGGTGTAAAAAAATCAATAAAAGATTTGTGTAACATTTTAAATAATCAAAAAATATTAGCTTTGTTTGAAGGGGCTCCAGAATCAGGGCCCAGGGCTCTTGGACATAGATCATTACTATTTGATCCACGAAATAGTTTGGGTAAAAAAATAGTAAACAGTTTAAAAAACAGAGAGTGGTACAGACCTTTTGCAGGAGTTATATTAGAAGAAAAATTTCAAGATTATTTTGAAACATTAGGTTTAAAAGAATCACCTTACATGACTTTAAGTTTTAAGTGCAAACCCATGATGAAAAAACAATTTCCATCAATAGTTCATGTCGACAATACATGCAGAGTTCAAACTGTAAAAGATGGATTTTTGTATGAGCTTTTAAAAGAGTTTTACAAAAAAACAGGTTGCCCTTTTTTATTAAATACTAGTTTCAATACAGCAGGTAATCCTTTAATTCATACCAAAAAAGATGCGGTTAAATTTGTAGATAATTGCAACAATCCATCCTTTGAAGGTGTCTATTTTGTAGAGGATAAAAAACTATATAAATCTAATTGATTATACTATAAAGGTGGTATATTTTACTTTAGGAGAATTATATGCTACAAAAGATAGGTTTTCAGCCAGGTATCAATAAACAAATTACATCAACAGGAGCAGAGGGTCAGTGGATCGACTGTGATAATGTAAGGTTTAGATATGGCACTCCAGAAAAGATAGGTGGTTGGAAACAGCTGGGCGGCACTAACTTTTTAACTGGGGCTGGTAGAGGTCTTCATCATTTCATAAGTAGTACATCTATTAAATACTCTATTATAGGAACTAACAGAATACTGTATGCTTACTCTGGAGGTGTGTTTTATGATATACACCCTATTAAAACTACAACAACATTAACAAGTGCTTTTACCACAACAAACGGATCTTCCACTGTCACAATAACTTTTGGTAGTTCTCACGGCATAGATGCGGGAGACATACTATTATTAGATAATTTTTCTACAGCAACTAATTCAAATTTTTCAGCTTCTGATTTTGACGATGTAAAATTTATGGTAACTTCGGTTCCTTCAGCAACAACTTTAACTATAACAATGTCATCTAATGAATCGGGATCTGGTGCATCAACATCAGGAGGTGTTAGAGTACAACACTATTATCCTGTTGGACCTGCTGTTCAAGCAAAAGGATTTGGTTGGTCATTAGGAACTTGGGGTGGAGAAGAAATAGGTGCTACATTAACCACTTTGAATGGTGGAATAAACTCTTCTACAACAACTATAGTTTTAACTGATGCAACTTTATTTCCTAGCACTGGAACTAACTTTATAAAAATTGGAACAGAAGAAATATCTTACACGGGAATATCAACAAACACTTTAACTGGTGTTACTAGAGGGGTTCGTAATACTACAGCTGCATCACATAGTGATGGTGCTACAATTACTGACACATCAGATTTTGTAGCATGGGGTGAAGCTGCATCTGGAGACTTAGTTGTTGAACCTGGAATGTGGTCTTTAGATAATTTTGGTGATAAAGCAATTTGTTTAATTCACGATAGCGCTGTTTTTGAATGGAACTCTGCAGCTACAAATCCAACAGGTAATAGAGCAACAATTATAAGTGGTGCACCAACTGCATCAAGACACATGATAGTATCTACACCGGATAGACACTTAGTATTTTTTGGAACAGAAACAACTATTGGAACACCCACTACACAAGACGATATGTTTATTAGATTCTCTGACCAAGAGGATATTAATACTTATACACCAACAGCAACCAATACAGCTGGTACACAGAGACTGGCCGACGGATCACAAATCAGAGGAGCGATTAGAGGTAGAGATGCAATTTATGTTTGGACTGATACCGCTTTATTCACACAACGTTTTGTAGGGTCTCCTTTTACATTTGCCTTTTCACAAGTTGGAACTAACTGTGGATTGATTGGACAGAATGCATGTGTAGAAGTTGATGGTGCAGCTTACTGGATGTCAGAGAATGGTTTTTTTAGATATGCTGGTAAACTAGAATCGTTACCATGTTTGGTAGAAGATCATGTATATGATGATATAAATTTAGAATCTGGTAATCAAATGATATCCGCTGGATTAAACAATCTTTTTGGTGAAGTCATGTGGTTTTATCCAACTTCCTCATCCTCTGTTGTAAACAGAATGGTTGCATACAACTATTTTGACTCTTCACCACAAAGGCCAGTTTGGACAAATGGAACGTTAGCTAGAACTATGTGGAAAGATTCAGCTGTTTTTGGTTTACCACATGCTTTAGAATACGATGCATCTACAGATACATCTTTTGATGTTGTTGGTAATACCGAGGGCAGAACAACTTATTATGAACATGAAACAGGTATAGATCAAATTAGAGGTGGATCAGCAACTGCAATTACATCTAGTATTGAGTCTGGTGACTTTGACATTACACAAAGAAGAGCTATAACAGGGGCAACAACAGGAATGCCAGATCTTAGAGGAGATGGTGAGTTTATTATGAAGATAAGAAGATTTGTTCCTGACTTTATAGCTCAAACAGGAAACACACAAGTAACTTTAAATTTACGTAATTATTCAAACGATAGTCAAGCTAGCTCTTCATTAGGACCTTTTACAATAACAAGTGGCACGAGTAAAGTTGATACACGTGCAAGAGCTAGGGCTATAGCTTTAAAAATAGCAAACACATCAAGCAATCAATCTTGGAAGTTAGGAACTTTTAGATTAGATATACAACCAGACGGAAGAAGATAATGGCAAAAATAGTACAAGAAGTTACAAGGGCTTCTCGTGAATATGATTATGAGGTTGCAGAAGCACAAACAAGAGACCTCGATGGTATAATTCAAAAATTAAATACCACTTATCAACAAGAACTAAAAGAGGAGGCGGAAGCTGAGGCTTTCTTTTTTGCATAATGGCTAATAGTTTTATTAATAAAAAAGCAGATTTAACAACTACAGACTTAACAACTTTGTACACTGTGCCTTCAGCTAGAACATCTGTAGTAAAATCAATACTGGTATCTGAGGATGCAGGATCAGGGGCCAACATAACCGTGACTTTGGTAGATGCTGATTCCAATATATTTAGTTTGTTTAAAACAAAAGCCATAGCCAGTAATGCAACAACAGAACTTTTAACTCAACCTCTTGTTATGGAGGAAAGTGAGATACTAAAGGTACAAGCAAGTGACGCGAATGAGCTGCACGTCATAGCTTCAATATTAGAAATACAGCCTAGAGAGGTAACAACGTAATGAAAGACTTACCAAAAATTTATCCAAAAGAGATAATAGAAAAGATAACAAACCTGAAAACAGGTGAGCAATACAAAGACGATAACGAGTGGAAATCAAAGGGTATACCAGAGTCTGAGATTAGAAAAGACGTAACTGTGGTCATGCCTAAACTTGATATTTTCCCTAAAACAAAATAGAATGGTACGATGGCAATAACTAGAGCACAACAGGTAAGACAGATGTTACAACAAGGTGGACCTCCAGAAAGTGTAAGAAGAGGAGGTGGAAAAGGTAGTCTGAGTGTAAGTAGTTCTAATGTTCCAAGTGTAAACAGAGTAGCAGCTGCAACTAATATTAAAAGTATGCAAGATGCTTTTGGAACAAAGGATAACATAACTGCAGACCAACAAATAAATAGACAAAGAATAAGAGATCAAAGAGATCGTACAATTGAAACTATTGAAGATAGAAATAAAGAAGCTAAAGGTCCAAGTATTTTTGAACTACTTATTCCAAATAGAAGAAATCTTTTTAATAGAAGTTTATTAATACCTGGAGCTAGAAAAAGTATTACTAAACAAAGATTAGAGTATGCAAAATATTTAAGAGACAGGGGAATAGATCCTAGTGAAGAACTAGAAGATACAGATGATCTTTTTCGTTTTTTTGAAAAAAAAGCTTTTGATAAAAAAAGATCTTATGATAAAAGTAGTCCTGACTATGAACCTAATCCAGGAGACATAGGTATTTTTAATCCAGAAATAGGTAGAGAAGGTACTAAAGCGGAAGAAATTTTAAATTATGGAGATTTTTTATTAAAAGAATTTGGTAATCCAACTGTTAAATATTCAGGAGACATAGGTAAATATAATAGAGAAATGGGTTTTGAAAGAGGAGACAACGCTCCAGTAATAACAGCTAAAAACATAACTGATCCAACTGACCCTACAGATCCAAATCAAACAACAGATATATTTTCTGGAATTGCTCCAAGATTCGCTGGTTCTAAATTTGATTTTGATGCATTAAGAAGACTATTAGCAGAAGAGCAGTCTGCAGCAGACGGTGGACGAATAGGTGCTGACGAAGGTGGTATAATGAAAGCTTCTTATGGTTACGACGATGCAATGGGAGAAGCTTTTGAAGAATTTTTACGTCTTAAAAAAATAAAAGAAATTCCTGCAGATATGGAATTTGATGAGTATCTAGATCAATTAGATATCGATGTGCCTTATTCTAAAAAAGACAAAGGCGAACAAAGAATTATGGCTCAAGAAGGTGGGATCATGGACCTTGAAACAGGAAGACAAATGTATTTCCTAGGTAAACTAGTTAAGAAAGCAACAAGAGCTGTTAAGAAGGTTGTTAAATCACCAATAGGTAAAGCTGCATTGTTATATGGGTTAGGTAGTTATGGACTAGGAAAAGGTTTATTTGGCGGAATGAAAGGTGCGGGTTTTTTAAAAGGTAATTTAATGAAAAATTTATTTACCGGTGGTAAAGATTTAGCTTTTAAAAATTTAACAGGTAGTGGAGCAATGTTAGGTATTGCAGGTATATCTGCTTTAGCTGGTTTAATGCCACAAGAAGAAGAGGAAGATGATCCATACAGAGGACCTGATATAGACATAGCTAATATTAGAGCTAATCCATATAATTTTTTAGCACCTAGATTTACTGGCACTACGTTTGCAGCTGAAGGTGGTAGAATGGGTTATCAAGAAGGATCTAAAGAACCTGTAGCTAGTAAGACAATGCCACTATTAGATATGGACGGCAAAGAAATGGATCTTAGAGATGATGGTGGGTTCGTGCCAATAGGTAGAATGGAAAAGGCAGATGACGTGCCGGCTAGATTATCTAAAAATGAATTTGTATTTACAGCTGATGCTGTTAGAAACGCTGGTGAGGGAGATGTGGACAAAGGCGCAGAAGTTATGTATAACATGATGAAAAACCTCGAATCC